CAACAAAGACCGAAGATATTGCTAAGGTGCATAACCACGATTACACGCGCCTTGGCGAAATCATCGAGGGACCTTATTGCGAAACTGAAGGCAAGCGTTGGATGTACTGCAGCTACGAGGGGTGCAACGAAAGAGTGTTGATGCCTGTGCCTGCTATCGGCTACCATGATTGGGACACCGAGCACACCGAATGCCTGAAAAAGGCCACCTGCACCGAGAAGGGCACCATGCGGATGCACTGCAAGCGCGATGCTTCCCATACCATGACCTACTCCTACGGTGGTACTGGTCATATCTGGGATGAGGGTGTCATCACTACCCAGCCCACTCATGACGAGTACGGCGTCAAGACCCTGCACTGCAAGAACTGCGATGCGACCATGACCGAAAAGGTCCTGCCCACCAAGTACACCTTCACTGTTACCGTTGTCCCGCCGACTTGCACCGAGGACGGCTATACGATGCACAAGTGCAATGAGGATGACAGCTTCTCTTACAAGGACAACATTGTACACTCCACTGGTCACCATGCCGAGATGCGTGTCATTGAGCCTACCTGCAAGGAAGAGGGTCGCACCGAAATCTACTGCACCGTCTGCGGTGAAGTGAGTACAGTTCTCTCTACCACGCCCAAGAAAGACCATACTTGGGATAACGGTGTCGTTACCACCGAGCCTACCACTGAGCATGAGGGTGTCAAGACCTACACTTGCACTGGCTGCGGCGAGACCAAGACTGAGTCTATCGCTCGTCTGCCCGCGAGTGCTAAGGTGGCTGCAAACCCTATCGTAGCCGGGGCTGAGCCTGTTGTCGAGGTTCCGGCGCAGGAAATGAGCGCCGAGAGCATCAACGCCGAGACCTATGTCGCAGAGACTCCGGTTGAGTCTGCTGTACCTGCTGAAACTCCTGCCGAGCCCGTTGCTCCTGTTGAGCCCGCTATACCTGCTGAGACTCCTGCCGAGCCTGCCGCTCCTGTTGAGTCTGCTGAGACCGAGAAGTCTGCCGAGACTTCCGAGGACAGCACCGACACCAAGCAGGAAGATGCCGACATGCCTAAGGAGACCGAGGCTGAGGTCGTAATCGTTGAGGGCGCTGCGGAGTAAATCTTCCGTTTCCAACACTACAACAGAGGTCCGCAAAGACCTGAATCTATCGAGGCTTTCCGGGAAACTGGCAAGCCTTTTTTATTGTCCGGCAGACCCGCGTGGTGCTGATTACGACACAAAGAAAGGTGATACGAATGATTGATTATATTGAGAAAGCAAAGGCATTCGCCATGATGGCGCACAAGGGCCAGACCGACAAGGCAGGGGAAGACTACTTCACGGCGCATGTGGCCGTTGTCGCAGACGGCGTTGAGCCTGACCCGCTGGTGAAAGCTGCCGCCTACCTGCACGACACGGTGGAGGATACCGGCACCACGATAGATACCATCAGAGCGGAATTCCC